TCATATTATTGCCAACATCTATGTGTTCAGCAGCAGCTAATGTTCCGGTTATAATTTTATTAGCTGCCAAGGATGTAATCTTAGCAGAAGTGATTATGGCATCTTTTATCTGCGCCGATAAAGTGATGACTTCTCCGACAATAAGTTTTCTAGCGTTTATTACTGCGTCTCCTATTTCCGATGCTGCTAATGGTGTAAAATCAACTGTTGTTGTAGAAGAAAATACTCCGGCACCATAAGTATCCATACCTCTTACCCTAAAATATGCTCTATCTTTTAATACAAATTTATCTCCTATCGAAGGTGTTCCTGACGGCCAACTCGCTACGGATACTTTTCCTATGGCAGTATCAAACGCTGTAACCGTAGTTTCCTGTCCATTGTAAGTTCCAGAAGTCTGTTTAATTCTATCTCCTATAAAATAATCAACTCCTTTAGCAATTATATCAGCGTCAATAATGCTTGTAGCGTCAACAATATCAGCCATCACATCAACCGGAGCTTTGCCTTGAACTGTTACCGCTGTTCCGGACACCACTGCCTCTAATGTTTCTTCACCAGCCCAAGCATTAGTATTAGATTTATACACTTGATAATATAATAAATCAGTATCGGCGACATCAGTCCATTGAATTTTAGCAAAACCAAACCATTGCGTCATTGTAATAATCGGCGCTATCGGCGCGGCATTAGTAGGAGAAACAGGCTGTGCGTTAAAAGAATAATTTCCTGAATTATCGTAAGCTTTAATATAATAAATACCGGGAGTTCTTGACGCAGGGTTGACGATAGTAAATGTATTGCTTAATCCCCGATAAATAAGAGTTGCACTTTGGATACCCCAATTAGCATCTTCTGTGCGGATTTCATATCCCGCTAAATCTAAATCATCATTTTTATCCCACTTGAAAACAAGTTCATTCGTAAAAGTATATGCGAAACTGGAAACATTATCAGGCGGCGATCCTTTACCAGCAAGTTTTAATGCCGCCGAAATTGTTCCATTGGATATGATACTATTTATTGATTTTGTTTTAACACGGGCATAGTAAGTTTCATCAATCTCTAAATTTGTATTAATCCGGTATTCCGTAGCAGAAGCTGGCGCAGAACCGACAATTATATAACTATCTGTTCCCTTTTTTAACTCAATAATATAAGAATTCAAAAGATCAAGTTTGCTGATAGGTTTAGTCCATGAAACATTTATATGCGATATCCACGTCCCGTCAGGATTTAACCATCCTACTTCTTCCAATATTATATTACTGACCTCTGTAACAGGCGCAAAGGGGTTAGGCGGAGATCCATAATCCCAATCATCAAAAGATGAACCATGCCTGTCATCAACAATAGAAGAATTATATGCCTGGCATGAAAATTTAGCTTTACCAAAATCTTTTTCTTCTGTCCCGACAATCCTGAATAACGCGGCAGTCCAATTTGGCCGGGAATGTGATACTGAAACAACATCAAACGGCTCACAATGCATGGCCGACATATTGCACTCAAATTCGCACCATATATCCGCGAGTTTCCCTTCATATAGAAATTTTTTCGCTAACCTGGAAGCTTGTGATTGCCTGATTATTCCATAACATTCAATCTTATCTTCTATAGCTCCTCTGATATCTTGGTCTAACTCATCTTCTGCCCAAGCAACACGTTTAGGATTTTTAGATTCTAATGCGGAGATCCATTCAACACCTAGTTTATTAGGCATGGCATCCGTTTTTCCGTATCCATAAATAAAAGTCCCCTTGGTGATATTATCTTCTGTAAATGCCATGACGGCAGTTTCACCTGCTTTTTCAAACGCTATTTTATAAAGTGCGCCGCTATGTATAATTTTAGCATTACAAGTAACGAGTAATTTATCAAGATTATCTAATACGGAATGTTTGGTATCTAATACAATATCTAATTCATATCTTGCTTCCGTTCCACCTGCGCCATTATCAATTAATGCGGCGCATTGCATAAAAAATTCTCCAAAAGTAACTGGGTCAACAAATGATTCCGGGATACCACATCCTCCTAAAACCCTGCTTAATAACATATAATCTCTTATTATTGCAGCAGGATTTTTTGAAGATGTTAATGCGTTAGCAGTCCAATTCTGCGAAGAAGAGTTCCATGTTTGTATTTTACGGCCGACCACTTCGCTGGTTATTGTAGGATTGCTGCTTACTTTATCTCCTGCGGTTATTGTGGTGGCTATATATGCAACATCACGTAACCCTTTAACGGTTGCTGACCCGCGGGAATCAACCGATTGAGTAGATGTGCCAAGATATGCGGTATAATTGCAATCAGGAAGTTCGCCTATCGGCTGTTCATCAATTTTTACATTAGTAATACTGGTTATTTCACCGATACAAACGCAAAGAAATCTCTGGACTGTTGTACCCGGATCTGACTGCCATACTAAATTTCCGCCTAAAAGAATAGGCCCGCCATACAATATAGGTACAACGCCTTCATTAGAAAAGGTATTATTTATAATCGGCGCTGTATATTTAGAACTTGAACCTCCAGCGGATTTTAATTTATCTAACTGTTGGGCGGCTCTTATCGAAGAATAAATAGAAAAACCCACCATGGATATCATCGCGCCATATACAATGATATTAGCTACCATTGGTATCCATAACGGCGCTGTTCCCGTAACAGTTGTTGCGATAACAGCCATTATCGTCGTTACAATCGCAGTTATAGGATCAGCATGCGCTAGTTTGTATGTGCATAAAACGAATAATGGTGTTAATATTAATAATTTTGCTAATCTTTTAAACATTCGGCCTGTACCCCGCTAAAAATAAATCTTCCAAATACTTTAATTTAGTCAAGCATGATCCTACAACAAGATCCATATGCAACGCCTGTTTATCATTGATACATACAGCTAATGCGCCTATTCCGTTAATTGCTTTTAAAAGCAATATATCTCCCTCTTTTAAATCAATAAATTCAACCGGAGAAGAAAATGTTGCTATCACATCTATCATCCGTTGAATATCATATTTCCTATTTCTAAAAAATATTCTTTTTCCATCAGTAAATGGATATTCTTTATTTTTTATATATTTATAATAAAGCCAACATATACCCCTACAATCACAACCAGAAAAGTCTCGACGGTTAAGTTTAAATGGAATTCCTATAAGCTTGTTTTTATCGAATACCAAACCGTCGTCAGGCAATTTCGTTATCATTTTGTCAAAGGGATTGTATGAAACCCATGATAATTAACTGTATTGGCATATGGCGTAGTACACATATTCAATGTCTTATCACAACCGCGATAAATGATAAACTCATCTCCAATTTCAGTAATGTTACTCAAAGGATAATCGAAGGTAGCTTTTTTTGTCGCATTATCAAAATCAACTATCTTTCTTGATGAACCATCATTTAATCCTGATGTAAAAATAACATAACCCCAATTCCAATAATCATTCGCCTGCGTAAGGTTAACAGTGTCGATAAGAGTAGATGTGGTTCCGTCATTAGTGGCAGTTCCAACTACTTTATTAGCCGCCAGTGCTTTATTCACCTTACAATAACTATCTCCAAACCTGGCGTGGCATTCTATCTGATATGGCCATCCTGTCTCGAAACTTAATGACCCGATTTTCGGAGTAGCCGTCGCGTCCATTGTTTTCTGCGGAAAACTTATATTTTGGATAAACCCATCAAATATAATTTTAGTGTCTAAATAAGAAGAAATATGATCCCTGAATATTAACCTTGCAACAACTCTTCTATTGCGGAAGTTTTTTGATGCCGCGTATGCCGACATGGCCTTATTGATATTGCAAATCCTGAATGATATTTGTTCTATCTCTCCGCTAGCTGTTTTTTTTATGGCTGTCCTTTGGACTCCTAAGGGGATATAGTTTATTGCGGAATGCCCGAAATAAGAAAAAAAAGTTGTAATCCGGTAAAAATTTACGAAATGTAATGTATCAGAATCTTCTTCATCCTGAGATCCCAAATAAAGATCATAAATTTCTACCGGTTTATGCTGTATCTGATTTTTTATAGCTATTAATGTAGCTGATAAACTATACATTTTTATATTTTTTAACTGCTTGAACTAGAAGAACTGGAACTGCTAGAACTGCTTGAACTAAATGAACTGCTGGAAGAACTAGAAGAACTAGAAGAACTAGAAGAACTAGAACTACTAGAACTAGAAGAACTGGAACTACTCGAGCTGAATGAACTGCTTGAAGAACTGGAAGAACTGGAAGAACTGAATGAACTGCTTGATAAACTAGAACTGCTGGAAGAACTGGAACTGCTTGAAGAACTGCTTGAAGAACTGGAAGAACTTGAACTACTAGAAGAACTTGAACTACTTAAACTGCTGGAAGAACTGGAAGAACTGGAACTGCTTAAACTGCTGGAAGAACTGGAAGAACTAGGAACATGCGGTGTAATATAAATAGACCACCTGTCTTCTTTTAATGTCATTCCGGTATGCAATAATTGATATGCCACTAACTTCCTGCTTAATTTATCTTCCGCAAAACGCATCCTCATATAATATTCATAACTAACCAGTATAGCGCCTGAAACTGGGGCGGGCGAAAAGGTAATATATGATTTTTCAGTAGTAAAATTATTGCTTAATATGTAATTAGTATTTGCAACGCCATTAACTGTACAGGAATGATTTGCTGCTGTATCAACTGGAAAATAATCTAATTCAAATACAGTTTCATTGTTATCAGCAGTACCTACATTTTCATCTGTTATTTGATATTCAGTCAATACCTTAACAAGAAAATAATCATAAGGGCCTTTTCTGTCTATATAAAAACGCCATATTTCATTCATCGCCGCCTGAGTCAAAAACTGGCAGGTAAGGTTATAATATCTTATGCCTTCATCCCATAGTGCGTCCCGATATTCTTTACCGCTTTCCGATTCCGTAATGTTAGTAAAAAAACTTATGGATTCTTCCAATCCGAACTCGGGGTTTAATGTAAGTATGTCAGTATATGCCATAATTTATCCTCATCTCTTAAATAAGAAATCTCTGGTTTGCTTTCCTTAACACGCCGTTATTTCTTACATTCGAGGCAGCAGCATTGCTGAATACATCGCCATGCTGCTCTAGCCTGTCTTTAAATGATTTCACATCGATAGCTTGGATATAAAAATTATTAATTGTATCTCCGCCGCCGCCACCTTCACCGCGATTAAGCCTGTTCAGATTATCCACACCTAAAGAACGCATGCCAGCCCGGTTTACCACGCCTTCACCCTCTAATAATGTTGCCGGGACCTCGCCGCCGGAGTGAAACTTCTTACGATAGCCGAAGCTATTTTCCGTAGACATGATATAACCGCCAGTATGCGCCCCAAGAAACGCAGCCATACCTATACTTTTTAATATCCCTACCGCAGCCATCTGCGCTATTACTTCAAGCATAACATTGCCAAAATTAATCACTACGTCTTTTAGCCCTGAAAATTCTCCTTTGGCAATTTTTATGAAACCGTCAACTAATGCAGCTTTCATTCCCTGCGCGGCGCCTTGCATAAATGTAACATACATCTCGGAATGTTTTTTAGCTTCTTGCAGTAATGCT